ATCTTATCACGATAGTGGAGAAGAAAATCTTTAGCAGACATTTGAACAACTGCACGATTGGGAGCATCTGGGGCTGATGATGAGACATCCAAAATCCAATAATCGTCCAGCGGCAATTCATAATCGAGCGCCACTTGGGACGCATCGGTGCGAAGCTTACCATTTGGGCCAGCAAACATGGGTTTAACAGAAATACTCACATAAAGTTGGATCCTACGATCAAGCGCTTCAGGAGTAACTAGATCTCTATTCTTACCAAGCATGGGGTCATTAGACGTGACTACGACACATTCGGCGAAACAGGGGCAAGTGCCCTTACTCGCCAAATCAGCCATAAGTGGTACGAAAGGGGAGTTACCAACTACGCGCATGAACTGCGACAAAGTGGCATCTTCCTTACTACCACCAGTAACTTTCTTTGTGTGCACGTCATCGAAAACGATAAAAATCTTCTCGGGTGAGAAACCATCCCAATGCTTACAGCCATCTGCATAATTGTAAACGAGTGATGTGGAATAGGGTATGTCAAAAGTGTCTGCATACATGCGAAAGGCCCAGTTTGTAAATTGGGTCTTACCAACGCCAGGTGGGCCAGTGAATGATATAGCGAAAGGCTGTTTGCGTTGGGCTTGCGACTTTATGTACACAATATACTTATCATTGATGCGGCAAAGCCTCTCCGATAGAGTAACATAAAATGATTTGTCGGAGGAAGAAGCAAGTGGGTTGTTGGAGAGTAGAGTAGCCACCCTGGAGCGGGTGCTATTCATAAGCTGGTGGTAATCAATCATACGCAGACTAGAAAAACCTTCAGGTGATGCAGGAGTAAATGAATGTGTAAAGCTAAACTTTCCAAAGTTATCAGCATAGATCTCTAACTTATCCACGTCTCTGACTATGCTAGAAACAAAACGAGGTGAGAGGGCTTCGAGACCATTCTTATATAACAAAGGCACTGTGTTGGCAACCCAAGCAACAACGTCCCCAATATTAGCCGATAAGGTGGCCACATTAAAAACGGGATCACTTTTAACCATGTTAATAAGAGAATCTAGAGAAACCACCTCAAGACCTCCAGACTTAGCAAGGGTTACAAGCCCAAGCAAGATCGCAAACATCTTAACAACAGGAGGGGAAACCATAAATTTCGACAGAGCAGTAGTGGCATTGAAGGCGGATCCTAGAGATTGAGGGCGAAAGGTGGGGACAGACTTATAAATTAGTGTTGCGAAATCTTTAACACTAACCGACAAAGTGGAGATTTGGTCTTGGGAGAGATGATTCTGCAGGAAATTGAATAGTATTGCAGAAGCATGGAGTGAGTCGCGGGCACGAGATATGATGTAGATATTAAGAAGAACTTGCTCAATCAAAAAATAAGCTTGACGACTAGATTCTGGTAGGTCGGTTAAAGAAGATACAACCGAAAAAGACTGCCTTTGGTAACCACAATCACCGCGCAAGATAGAAGAAAAGGCGCGTTTCACGAGATTCCTATATGTGGGTTTAGATCGCTTTCGATGGCCAACTGACCAACTAAGAATCTTCGGGGAGTACATACTATCAGGCAAACAGATATTCAGTACAGGATCAATCATGAGTATAACAAGATCGGCGTTGTGAATAACTTTAGTGGCTGGTAGTGATAATGTATCGTTGAGTACGATGGAACTTGAATTGCCATAGTGAGTAACTAAGGCAGT